ATCTGGCAGCAGCTAGTCCATTAGCGTCAAGTCCACTGGGTAGACCTGCAAGAAAATCCGCTGTCAGCGTATTTTGATTACTTATAATGTTACTTATAGTTTCAATGATGGCACCAGAGCCAGTGCCTGGAATCGTGGGAAAAGTTCCAACGCTGGTTCCTGTTCCTGTTCCAGGTTCTCCAGTGCCAGGTGATATTACAGCTCCTGGAATGAAATTACCGCCACCTGGTGATGCAGTTGAACTGCCACCTGGAGATGGAATATTAGGCACAGTAATTGTGGCACCAATGTTGATGCTGTACTTGCCCTCGATTATTTTTCTTAATTTTTCTAAAATATCATCAAGGTTATCGTTAAACTTAATATCTGGCTTAATCTTTGACGTTGCTTCTATGGCCGCCGTTAATGTTTTAATCGCCTCTTCTTCGGTTTGATATTCAGACTTTTTTAAAGCCGCCAACTCTAGGACTCTAGATTTGTCCTCAATTGATAAATCGCGTCGCAAGGCTGCGTTTAGATTGATGGCATCAATGTCAAACTTGTAGGAGATGCGGTTTCTAAGGCGTTCTAGTTCCGCAGCGCGTTTCTTATCCGCATCTGCCTTTTTCTGTATGTTGATAGTTTTCTTAACGTTCTTAGCATTTTCAGCTTCGACTTTTCTAATTTGCGCTTGCGCTCTTGTAGCTGCTCTAAGCCTTCCACCGTCTATGGCTGCAAGTTCTTTGTTTGTTTTGACTAGCGACTTTACAAAGGATGCAAAGTAACCCTGGTCTTCCTCAAATTCCTTTGTAACATCCTGAATGACCGACTGGTTAAAGGCGATGAGTTTTCCAGTTATGGTTCCCAGAGTAGCACCTAGATCAATAATGTTTTTCTGCAAGGTTTCAACGGATACATTGCTGGCTTCTATACCTTCGACCAGACTTTCGCCGAATGCCTCTTTTGCTTCCTCTACCGCTTCCTTTAGCCGATTGATTTTGCCTTCAAAGGTGTCGGCCGCTACTAAGGCCGAGCCACTAAATTTCTTTTCCAGATCGGCTAGTACTTCATCTAAATCTTTGCCTTCTAAAGTTGTAGAAGTAAAACCTATCTGCAATCTGGTCAAAGCCGATAGTTGACCTGCCTGGGCTCTTTGTAAAGCAACCGTTACTGTTCTTAAATCTTTACCTGTAGAAGCGCTTATATCTAAACTGAGCTTTAATAGTTTTTGAGCTTTTGTCACATCGTTGGTGGCTTGCGATAAAGTTATAAAGGCGTCAGTTAAAGCGCCACCAGTGACACCTGTAGCTAAAGCAAGGTCTCTTATAAAGTCGCTTATCTGCAACTGGGCAAAACCTAAATTCAAACTCTTAAGTTGTGTTTTAAGTTGGTTTGCTTCTTTTTGCGCGTCCTGAAAAGCCCTCACAGATTCTTTGCCAAATTTAACAACTGCAGCAACAGAAAAGACAGCCGCTAGTTGTTTACTTAAACCAGCAAGTACGCTTGATTGCTTCTTTGATGCTTTTTCGAGGTCTTTAAAACCTTTATCTTTAAGGCGCGTAAGAAAATCAATGGAGACTTGTTTTGCCATATCAGCTCCTCACAAATTTCAGCAAACGTTGGTCAATCACTTTGACTAATTCTTCGCGTACCTTATCGCCTGTTTGAGCCTCGGCCCTATAAATTAAACGTTTTGGTCGCCCTGCTACCTTTGGAAAGAAGGTTAGAAAATCCTCGCGAGCGTTAGGGTTGCGCGATCTATTAGTACCTCTCCTACGCTTGCCAGAACCTGCCAATTCATAAATGGCACCAGAGGCCGTGCTATTAATTAAAGATAAAACGCTGACAGCAACTTTGCTATAACCGACAGGAACGCGGCGCGTACTTTTACGTCTAACCACGATGCCTTTGCGAACTTCGCCAGGACGCCAAGTCCACCGTTGAGAGTCACGAGAACGATGCTCTGTATCGTCTATCCAAGCAGCGCTTTGATACGTTGGCTCTTGCGGAGTAAACACGTACCTGCTGTTATAACTGATGTCGTTGGGAACGAAGGACTGCGCCAACTTACTCATAGGCAAAACCGCTTGCCTTAATCCTTTATCAAAGTCTTTTTTAAACTGTGGCCCCAGGGCTTGTAACTGCTTCATAAAGTCATCAAATTGAGTTATGACAAGGCTTGAATCTTTAGCCATTACCTTCTCCTCTTGACCGCCCTAGTGTTGCGCCTAGCCTCAGATTGCTCCGACAAAATAAATTTTATCGCCGCATATATATTGGGGTCGCAATTAAGAAGCTCATTTGGTGCGATGCCTGTAGCTACCGACACGGCTGCGACTTCCCATATATCGCCGCGTCGGTCTATCCATTTTTTAAGTCAAGAACGAACTCAACGTCTTTGTATTGATCTAAGAACGCATCGTCAAGAGGCAGCGTGGTTTCGCCTTTGGCAGTAATCAAATAGTGTGCGAACCACCATAGATCACTGTCACGTTGCTCGTCTAGTAGACGCTTACGCCATCCCATTTTAAAGTGACTTTCAAAGGCCACTTTGGCGGATGGCGTAAGGTCATACAGCGCCTCTTTGCCGTCTTTCTTAACTACCTTAATCTGTTGTGTAGCCATAACTGCCCCCTACTAATTAGATTACGCGGATGTCGACTTGGTGATGGCCGTAACAGGAAGTGTGATACTTGCTGTCATTGGAGCATCGATAGCGCCGTTAATTGGCTGCCATTGTGAAACAAGTACGCTCATAGTGTATGAAGGATTGGTCGCTGTGACTGTTCCTGCTACAGGGATGAGTTTTACTGCGAGCTTAGTTCCAAGCGCATCCTCAAATAATGAGTTGACACTTGAAGCTGCGAAGTCGTTAAAAAGCTCCAACGTCAAAGTTGGTCTCTCAATCCCTCCGATTATATTTTGGACTGTGTCGGTCATTGCTGTTATTTCCACCGCGTCTACTTCTCTCGAGAGGCTGACTGCGCTCACGTGATCTGTAATGGTGGAGGTAGAGCCGACGATTACCGACACCTTGTTACCCATAAAGATGGCCATTTTTTTCTCCTTTGTTAGCCGATCAGTTCTACCACGTATCGATACGCCAAGTAATCGATGTTGGCAACTTGCACCGACCCTGCGCTGGCTTGCGTCACGCGAAGTGTCTGTACTGCGCCGCTTAACGTTTGATCGCCCTCAATAGCGGCTTTTACTGAGGTCGAACCTGTAGACGCTAGATATCCATCTAGCTTTGTTTGCCCTGCGGACTCACTCATTCTGCCTACGATAAGCAGAATTGTACAAGTTGCAGAGTCATAACCACGATTAAAGGTGGTATCAAAGGTCAAATCTAATTGACCTACGACTCCTGCTGGTACAGCAATGGAGTCTGGAATGTGATCGTAAGTTTTCAATCCGCTGATAGTAGCTAACCGAGCTTTTAAGTTTTGTCGAACCGTAGAAGGGACCATTAGGCTGCCACTTCTTTCTTATAGGCACGAACCATTGCGGTAACGTCGCGGCCTAAAGGTGACATACGAATAGCGCCGAGGTCGCCTAAACCTAAGATGCCGCCTGGCGAATCTTTGCGTTTGTACAGATCGGCCGTGAGTATCTGACAGGCCGTTTCGATATCATCTGGAACGCTAGGCCAGCCCCATCTAGCTGTGACTTGAACGCCTGGCCGTAAGCCGTTACTGAACATTCCTGGAAAGACAGGCCATACGTGTGCTGTGTTCACCATCGTTAGTTGCGTAAATGGACGTCCTAGAGAACTAGCCGTCAATGGGTCCAGCAAATAATCTGTGTTTTGTGTCAGGCTGATTTCAAATACGCCGTCACCGTCGTCGTCGATTGCCACGGCCAAACTAGCCGTGGTGCCGATGTCATCCACATACGCTATGACGTTATTGTAGGCTCTATATTGACGAGCTGACGCAGTAGAGTCCAAATAAAACCTTCTATTGGCAATTCGATCAATACTGCGCGAGGCTGCTTCAACCATTCCCTCTAGCAAAGTATCGTCGCTGTTATCTGCAATAGATAAGAAAGTTTTGATTGCATTTAAAGTTGTGTATCCGTTAGTTATAGCCATTCAGAATCTCCATCGGTATCAGGGACAGGTGACATCGAACGAGGCAGTGTATTAAAGGTGACAGCTCCACCATCGCACATTAGTACCACCTCTTTAGAAATTCTGAATGGTTATAACCACTGGGGAGTTTCAAGGCTCCCCAGGGGTCCTTTATCATCAGAAGCTAGGGCTTTGAAGACCAGTTCCGTTTATTTGCGCAAACGCTTTTGGATAGCGCAGCGAGGTATAAGCAAACATTCCGTACATCACGATGTTTAACGCAACCTTGCCGTTTGGCTCTTCAAAGGTGACGTATGTCGGACTACCAGTCTCCTCGAATAGGTGAGACTCGTTAAGGTCGACGATGTGGATTGTGTCTTGATTTGTACCTGTACCTTGAGCAGTAGAGATATTTGCATCTGTGATGACTGGCAAACCAAGAATTGAATAACCAGAGTTATTACCGTAGTTAGGGTATCCCTCACCTGTTCCGATTGCATTGACTGGATTGTATGCGGTTGGAACGACAAGCGGACGGCTTTGGCCATCAAGACCAGCAAGTAGGAAGCCCAGACGGCGTGGATGCATAACAATTGCGTTAGGCGACGCGAACGTTGTGCTTTGAATTTGCTGTATGGCATCCGCGATCTTTGGATACAAACCTGCAACCGTACCTGTGGTCGCTGTGTAAGTTACCAAGATACCTGTTGTCATTCCCTGGATTCCCAAAGGTTGACCGTTTGAACCTGTGCCGTTAAGCAGCAAGTTGTCTAGTTCGGTGTGGTACGCGCGCATTAAATCGCTTAGAACAATACTTTCTAAGTTGTAACCGCGTAGTAATGCTTGCTTTGAAACTGAGTTCTGTCCAGCAACGGTATTAACGTTGATGGTTAGTGTTGAATCTTGTGGATCAGTAGTTACCGCAGCTGTGTTCTGTGATGTTTGTGCCGCTACAGATGTGCCAGTGCCGATGAGAGACAGGACGACCGACATTCCTTGTGGAGGTAATGTGTGCTTACGAGAAGCATCAGCAAATGGTCTTCCTGCTCTTAATTTTGGAGCGTAAAGGTCAACTAAATACTGAGGCACTACTAAGCCGCCAAAGTTTGATGTTCCAGCTGCGCGATATTCAACGTTCATCTCTTGTTGATGGCGACGGATACGATCCGCTGCATCTACATCGGTATTGAAATGTGCTTTTACAGCATCTGATAGGAAGCTGTACTCACTGCGTTGGGAATAGGTAATAGGTTCACTAATAACCTTGATTGATTCACGCTTTTCGGTTGCTGGCATATTTGCATCAACCTTTGCAGCTAAATCTGCTGCCTTTGCGTTACGTAGTTCAATATCTGAAATCTGCTCGATTCTTTCATCAAGCTTTTTTACTTCGAGATTTAATGCCTCGATGTTTGCGAGTTCGACCTCGCTCACGTCGCGTGATTCCTCAGCAACGCGATCAACGATTGTCTGAATCATTGATGTCTTGCTCTCGCGCTTTTCGCGTAGAGACTCTAGAAATGTGTTTGCCACAATGCTCTCCTAAATAATATGTTGATATTTGGCAGAGGTGTCGAGTCTGGCGAGCGAGGTGTCGCAACTAGCGAGGTGTCGCATCGGCCTTACCGAGGTGTCTTACTCTGGATAATCCTACTGTATATCCTTTAGCATTTTAAGTATCGCTAAGGCACGGTTGGTACGAGTCTGGGTCGGTTCCCAAGCGTTGCAGTAGTAGTCGGCCGCTACTTCATCTTCCCATTTCACGCAGTATAAGTTCTCGTTATAAATACAGTTACCGCAAGCGCGCCCCTCTGGTACATCAGGACTATTTGCAGGTCGATAGTTATCTGGCAAGGCCCTAGTGCCAAACTCGGACAGTTGAATGGCTGTTAGTTGATCCTCAGCTTGAGCCTGGGTTCGGTGGCATCCCATCAACTCATTATTGGCCGTTTTAACAACAGCAAATCCATCGCAATCAGGATGGCTATTGCTTATGTTGTAAGGCACTTAAGATTTTCTTTGCAGCGTCGAGGCGTGGGGTTTCATTGACTATATTTGAGCGCACACCGCTAACGGTAGCCATATCTCCGTAAGCGCCAAAGGTAACCAAAGAAACCTCGGCAAGATGCGCCTTGAGCCTTTCAATGACGCCATCTTGGCGTTTGCGATTCTTGATTGGCATAAAACCTATTGATAGCTGATCTAAGGCTCCATCTTTAACAAGCTCTAAAGCATCATCGCCTTCGCGTGTCTTTGATATTTTAAATTCAGCGTAGAGTCCCTCGTCGGTCTCTCGCAGTAGGGTCGCTCTCCCTATCGGATTCTTAACGTCGTGGTTACGTAACAATTTAACACGGTGGGCAGCCTTTATAACATCTGCAAAGGCGCCTCTTCTAAAGACCTCTGTTGTATCGCCAGCAACTTTCTGCTCTTTATCGTAAGGCACGGCAATTCCATAGATGGTGCGGCCTTCCGCATCTTGTCTAATAGCTAAATCTAAAGCATAGCTGCGGATTTCATTACTCGACGTCGTCATCTTCTTCCTCTCCAACATCGCTGAGATCTGGTTCCTCAGTATCAATCGGTTCTATATCCACTGGTGTGATTGGGTCTCTGTTTTCCATTTCGCGCACCTCATCTACGGTTAGGAATCCACTAGAAATACCAACGGCGTGTGCTTGGTATCTTGATAAAGTATCAGTTCTTAGTAAAGCATCATAATTAAACTTGGCGTACTGTCCGCGCACTAATAGATCGCTCAATGATTGCTCAATGCGTTCTGCTATTGGCTGTATTGACCATCTTACAAGTTGCAGGTTCTCTTGTTCAACGTTTGCATAAGTTCTGGAACTGTTAGGAGCGCCTAAGTAATAAGCAGGTAGTCCTAAAATATTTGCAGCCTCCGTTAGACCAGCAAGTTGTGCTTCTATCAATTGCGACTCTTGAGCATTGCTACTTAAAATCTCAAAATCTGTGGTGCTATTAAGTACTGCTGGCATTCGGTTGCGACCGCTGTACATAGATAACCAAGCAGCCTTTAATGCTTCCGCTTCCTCTTGTGTTAGATCAGGATTACCTGACTTGATAACCGCCGTAGGATTTACACCGCCATCAAAATATCTTGACGCATATTCGTTAATGGCTATCTCTTTACCAATGGCCTGTTTTTGCGTTTGTACAATACCACGACCAAAGAACTCTCCAGGTAAAGCAAAGTTTTTGATGTGTAATATTTCACTAGCGTCATATTGGCGCTCGTCTATTCTGTAAATTATCTGTCCATCTTTGCGCGTTACGTGTACGCGATCAATTGCCACAGGATAAAAGAAATCAGGAAGGCCGTTAGCATTAGAAGGACCTAGTACCGCAATATAATTTCCATCCAAGATTAAAGATGCGGCCATTGCAGATATAGTTTCCATCCGCGTTTCTTGTGGATTAGGTCTTTCTAATAGTTTTGGCGTTGGCGTTACAAGTCGTCCGTTTCTATAACTATGTATTCCAAGAGCGCCAATTGCATCAGCAATCAAAGTGACGCCTCTATAAATAGCTGGAACACCTAGCGCAGTATTTGTATCTACATACGTGCCTGACCAGTTAGCCTGAAATGCGCGACCTACACGGCCAAGTGAATCTACATAGCCAGACGAGGTATAAACGACTGAAGGTTGAATCTGTCGTTTAAGAAGTCGTCCAAGCATTATTTAATCCTTCTCTCCAAAGCCACGCCAAAGAGGATGCTGAAAAGTCCCCCTAATACTATCGCAAATGGCCAGTCAATAACCGACACGCCATAGATCATTAATGCTGCCCCTACAAGTTGTAAAACAATAGCTAGTTTCTGGTTCAAAATATTCTGCTCCTTAATATTGGAACTTCCGTTGGTAGATTTGTCATTCCATAGTGAGCAAGTGTGGCTGCTACTAATGGAGTTATATTGCTAGTGCTTCTCCTGTTCCAAGCCCAAGCATCTCCTAAAGGTCTCTTTGCAGAACCTAGAATTGCCTGGCGCAAATTGTCATCACCTAGATGGCATACGCTCCGTGCTTGCACCGCGTCATAGAAATTACCACAAGCGCGAGCGTACTCCTGCAGACCGATAGCCAGCACCTTAATCCCTGCCAGTTCTAGATGGCCAAGCACAGAAGCCGCAGGGCTGCCTGTATCTATTACCACGGTCGCGTTCCACTTCTTAGCTACTTCAATCAAGCGCGGCTGTAGCCACGCGGTGCCATCGCGCATATCGACTATCTCGATGGGGTTTAGGCCAGAAACGAATCCTGTGGCTGCGATGCAAGCCTTGTCTCGTTCTCGCGTCATATCTACGCCCAGCACAACGTCTCCTCCGATGATGACGTCGCTGCGAACTAGGCCGTCCCATAGTTCTGTGTCAATCACCTGTGTAGCCTCTTTGGCAGCCCATACGTTTAACCATTCCCTTGTAAATATTTCTGGTGCATTTGTATTTGCGGCTTCGCGTACCGCTTCTATTGTGACACCCTTTTTCTGCCCTAGCGATGGGATTGCCTGTCGCCACACCTTTTCATCCAAGTGGTCAAACTTGTCTTCGTGTGGAGCCCATTCAAACCAAGCCAGCCTTGATTGTCCGTCTTGTAAGTTTGTATGCGCCAGGTTCCTGTAGTGAGCCAGCAAGGTAGAACGTTCATCTCCTGCGTTACTTAAAATCCAAAGTTGGCCATTTGGCTTGGTAGCAAGCGTTGGCTGTAAAGCTCCTATTAAAGACAGATCGTGCGTCAAAGCTTCATCAATAACTACTAAATCAAGAGAGGAGCCTCTGCCTCCTTTATTGTTTGGCGTTGTAATTTGATACGTGCTGCCGTTTTTAAATATAACGTGTTCGTTACCGTTTGTTCTAACCACGTGCTTAATTTTGTTTTTAAATGGACTGGTTAAAAGTATCTCTACGTGTTCCTCCCACTTCGCTCTTGCCATATTGCGGTCCTGGGCCGTATAGGCAATTCGATGCCGTGGTGAAATGGCCTCGAAAGCAATGCGAGTAGCAACCAGAGAACTTTTTCCGTTCTGACGTCCTACGGCTACGCCAACGGTTCGATAGGCGTAATGATCGTTCCTATATTCCATAGCGGTGTCGACCACGTATTTTTGCCAGGGAAATAGCTCGAAGCCCATAGCTTGCGCTACTAAGGCCAGCGAAGGACCTCTGGTTTTGCGACGCTTGTCACGAGTAGTACCCCATCTAGGAGGTATTAAGGTTACAACGGTTTTCTTAGGCATTGCCTAGCAACTCTGAAGCCAGCTGGTCCCATAGGTCAGAGGTTCCACCGTCTTGCGTAGGTCGAAGGTTTAACTGGTTCGATAGTTTAATAAAAGCTTCTGCTTCATCCTTTGCCACTTTAACCAGTGGATGAATTATGGCTCCTCTTGGCGACTTAACTAATAAGCCTGTTTCCGCCACCGTTTGTATTGCCGTCTGATGAACGTGCGCAGACCAGCACAGCATCCTTACCGTGCGTAGTTCTACCTCGGTCAACTTACGATTTAATCTAGCTATAACGGCGTCGTATAAAGGCCGCATCTGTTCTGGTATTTCTGTATCTACCTCAGCCATTAATTAAAACCGCCTTTTCGCCAGTTAGGTTTTGCCAGCGCGTAATCGTTGCCGCGCAATATTTAGGCTCGATGTCTATGCCGTAACAACGCCTGCCTAACTGTTCGGCTGCTAATAGCGTAGAGCCACTGCCAATAAATGGATCAAGTATGACATCATCTGGTGCGGTTGAATTAGCAATCATTGCAGCTATTAACGCCACAGGCTTCATTGTTGGATGTTCCTCAGATCTGGCTGGTTTATCAAAATGGAACAGCGTGTCCTGTTTTCTATCGCCTGTCCATTTATGTGGGCCACCAGGAGTCCAGCCGTAATATATAACCTCGTGCTTGTAATGGTAATCCGCTCGGCCCATAACTAATGTGTTTTTTACCCATACAAGACTGTGCCGCCAAACGTCCAAAGCATCTAAAGCTTGCGAGAAGGCAAGGCCAACGCGACCGTGCGGCGCAGCAACGTACCAAGCCGCTCCAGGCTTTGTTGCATCGACGACCAAATTAAATATAGATGTTAGAAAGGCAGCCATTTCAGGTATTGAAAGATTGTCGTTTTCTATGGTCAGCGCATCGGCCGTTTTGCCAACATAGGCCACGCCGTATGGTGGGTCGGTCCAAACGCAGTCTGCTTTATCTTCGCCCAACAGCCTCTTGTAGCTATTAACGTCGTTAGCGTCCCCACATAACAATTTGTTATTTCCAAGCATCCAAAGCTGACCTGCTTGAACCTTGACTTTGTTTTCGTCAAAGTCCTCGGCTTCCTTTATATCGTCTAAGTTTGTCTTTACTTTTGGTAATCCTAAAACGCCAAGATTGGCTTCTAAGTCTTTAAGTCCCTCTAGTTGTACTTGTAGCAAATCCTCATCCCAGGTACTTAACTCAGCCGTTGCGTTGTCTGCTAAGGCGTAGGCCGTAATCTGTTGCTGCGACCACTCAGACGGCACATAGGTGCAGTTGATGGTTTGCCACTCTAGTATCTGTGCCGCAGCTAAGGTTCCGTTCCCTGCAATGACAACTTTGTCCTTTGTAATCAATATTGGCTTACGTTGCCCAAAGGTAGACAGGCTCTCGCATAAGGCATCCAGCGACTTACGCTTATGAATGCGAGCGTTGTTTGGATCAGGTGTTAGTTCGCTAATTGGCAACACGTGTATCTCTAAAGGTTCTACCACGGTCTCGACCTCATTCGTATCGCTTTCTTTTTATTCAAGTATTTGGCTCCGCGACTTGAATTGCACTTAGCGCAGCAAGGGTACAACTTACCGACCCACAGCTCTGGAGCTGGAAAGCTCGCAAGCGGTGGTTCGTGATCAATAGTGTCCGCCACATTAAGTCTGCAATAATGGCAGATTGGATTTGATTCCAGCATTTTCTTTCTGATACGTCGATAAACACTGGAATATCGCCGAGAGTTCAAAGATTGTCCCATCCTAAATAAAGTCCCTATGTTTTTCCATTATGCGCCAGGGGGGAGAGATTTCGCAGGGGGGGCGGCATATCCAAGCCAATGAGCGTGGGAAAAAACGGACATTTAATCAATCCACACGCGTAGTTAGCACGTATAAAGTATGCGACCCACTGTTTGCGACGGCACTAAGGCTGCATCCTTGCGGTATCACCAGCGCCACGTGGTCGTCGTTATCCATCAGAAACCCTGTCGAGGTTGTTACGTCTGCAGCGCCCAGGTAAGTAGAGCCTTTAGCGTGTAGTTGCACATACTGCGTCACGTTATCAAGGCTGACAATAGTCTGGGCTGTAGTGGTTACGGTTATAACACTTGAGGTTGTTGCCATTAATCTTTTTCTCCTTTGACGCCAAGACTCACGTCGTTGGCTATTTCTAAGTGTTGCTCTGCGCTTTGATGCCTGGCTTCTACATAACGACCATAGTCCTTGTGGTGATCACGCTTTAACCAATAGCTACGTTTATGTGGTAGCTGCACACCTGTATGGCAAAACATCTTATAGCCTAACGCTTTTACACGTATAGACCAGAATATGTCTTCACCTACCCAAGAACCGTTTATAGGCATATCCCTGTACCAACACCACTTATCAGCTTCCTGAACCTTGTCGGCCTTATCACGCATCTCTTCAAACACACGACGGTGTACCAATAGGCAACCTGTACCAGCAGCATCTATCTCTACCACCGTGTCCTCTGGGTATTCGTGCATACTAAATAAACCGCCATCTTCGCCTATCTTAAACACGCAAGGTACAGGTTCTGGATATAGGTTATTGGTATCCCAACCTGCGTGAACAACTCCTGAAACGATTGGCCTTTCATCCTTATCGGCCGCCGCTATAAGCTTTTTAAACATATCGACGCTTATAATCTGATCAGTATCTATTTGCAGCAACCAATCATCTGTTGTTCTTTCTAAGAAGGTAGCTACAACCTGATTACGTAAGCGGCTTATAACACCTGATCCTTCTAGGCTTATAAGTTGTCCTAATACCGATTGGCTTCGCGCTATATCAATAATGCTTGTAGCAAACATCGCGTGCCATTGACCTGGCGAACATACGCCAATAGTTACTTTTTCTCTTAAATCCATAACTGTCCCTTCGTTTGATTAATACCAACCACGTGTACGGTGGTGGTGTAGAGCTGTGCAGAAATCATTATAACGATGTCGGACGTAGCCTATACCCCAGTCTATTTGCTTTAAAGGGTCCGATCTAAACTTGGCGATTTGCTTCTTTGTATTGTGCTTCATATGTCGCTGTGGTATTCCATAATCGTGTGTTGGAGATTTGGCCTCTGGACGCCAATTGCTCTCTAATCTCCAAAGCTCTTTGATGCAAGGCCGCTCGTATTTCTCTATGTACTTAAATGCATATTGCTGATACCCATCTGGCGTATTGAGAACCAGTGCTAGAAATATAGAGGCTAACTTCATTCATTCTCCCTTGCTAGAAGGTAAATCACTGCTGTTGTTAGTAGGTCTGAGTCGTCTTCAAAGGCTGCCAGGCCAGTGTTGCAGTCGTGACATAGAAGGCCGCGTATGGCCTGTGTTTTGTGATTGTGATCGACTCCCAGTCGACTGATGTCGTTATGTATGCCGCAAATGGCGCAGCACTGTTTCTGTGCAACGAGGAGCTGTTCACGCTCCGATTTTACCCTGCGAAGTACCCACTTGTGTAGGTTTCGGCAATTCTTACAATCGTGCCGTAATTTGTTGCGAGCCTTGCTAGACCAGCCGAATTGCGATGTAGCTAATACCTGCTGACAACTGTTGCAGTACCTGTAGCCTTCAGGCGTCTTCCTCTTCGTCCGTCTCGTCATCAGCGTCTTCCAATCCTAGAACGAGGCTGCGATCCTTTGCGTCTAATGAGTTGAACATTACCAAGACGCTTTGCACAGATCTGTTTAAAAGTGTTTCAATTGCCTCAAATGATAAAGATTCATCTGAGCATATTTCTGTTGTTATTTCCCCTATGCCAATGTTGATGTTAAGTGTCATTTACTTTCCCTTCATTGGTAGGGATTTATCAGTTGATTATTTTAATCTTTATTTATTTATTTTTATTTGACCAGAGACCTGAGTTGCAGTGAAATGCCCCCCCTACCCCCCCAAATTAAATTTAGGTGAGTACGGAGAAATCACTGCGTCTCGGTATCCGATCACTTGACCGTCGACCGTCGCTGCTGGTGTTCCTGCCCCAGTCTTACGACCAGGGCAAAATATAGACCTACCCTCGGACAAGACGTCAAATAGACACTGGCTATAAATGGCAAATGGGGTGGTCCGCAGCCACCCCACCTGCCGCCCACAAGCGACCACGACGAGCCTGTGGGAACTTACCTACATCCACACCCTGAAAGAGGCTAAAAAGCCCCTTAGAGGCCCTATAAAGGCCATCACGGTGTTTGGCTTCGAGTCGCCAAGCGCTGTAGAAACGCCTGGACAGCCTGGTACTGCGGTATAAAGGCATACAAGGACTCTCTGGGTATAAACCAGGTCTCTTCATCCTTTAGCTTGTAGGTTGGCGTTCTGCCCATTTTTACAGGCATAAAGCCGCCTAAGAATAAGCGATCTAAAGTAGAACCCTGCACTAAAAAGGCAATGTCGCTCTCGCGATCATTAGGCCGCAGGATTAAGTACGGCACTGAGGAGTATCGCACCTCGATATTATCGCCCACATCGGCCTTGTTTTTAAAGGTATCTAGGCCATTCCAGGAAAGGTTTAGAAGCCTGGCAATAGCTATTTCTGCTCCATAGGCCAATTGCATTTGTTGTTTTCTTTGATGATCTGATTCCCAGGCTTTATACCTGGTGTGCGGCCTGTCGGTGCTTTGTGTTTGTATCGACCACTGGATAAAGGCGTCAGCGGTTTGACGCGCCAACGCCTTATCTTGTTCAGTCAGTATCAGTGGCTTCATCACTTATTTCATAGTCTTGTGATAAGGCGGTAAGAAACGATGGCAACACGATGGCAAAGTTTAGCAAAGTAGCCATCAATAAACCTTCGTCATTTTCTTGCTTTATCCTCTGAAAATTAAAAATGGTTTTATTGACCATCTCGGCAAATTCAGGGCGCAATGTGTGATCGCATTTCTGGCTTTTCACTATGCGATTTGTTTTCTTTGATTTCTTCATTTCTTCCACGGCTTTCCATCCAAAGAAATCGGTGTGCATTGCTCTTCGTAAGGTTTACGTCCGCAAAATAAACCTTCATAGGGTTTACCGCTATTACTTGTGCCAGATCTGTAGGTGCGGCAAGCAAAGCTTCCGTGTTTACAATGAGGCTCACCAGTCTCCTCTGCCGTTTGTACAATTGGCGTTGGATCATTTGGTCTCTGTGCAGCTATAAAGTCAGCTAAGTCTTGGCTTTCAGTGACCACTGGCTTTAAAGGTGGAACAGAGCGCAGAACAGGCGTGGAAAGGTTCACGTGTTCTGCGCTTTGTCCATTGCTATCAGCACCCCATAAATCGAGCGCCACTCCAAAACGCATTGCGGCGTTTTTGATGGCATCGCTGATAGCCGTTTTAACCGCATCGGCCCCTTTTTGATGCGGTTCTGAAGCTCCATAACCGATACGAGTTACAGAGCAAATGGTTAGTTTTATCCAGATACCGTTGTGTTCATCTAACTGTGGCATTCCGTTTTCCGCTAATGCCATAGGAGCCCAATACCAGGTGGGGTCCACTTCAATTAAACGATCGGTAACGACCGCGTGATTAATGTAGTTGTATGAGCGACTGCCCATCACTTTCTTTTCAATCTGGCTATCTTTAAATGCAGCGCGTAGTTTTGCCGCTTGCTTCTCATCCATTATTCAATCTCCGTTCGTCGTTTGCTTTCCACATAGCTATTTAGCCAGGGCAGGGTTGTTAGGCGATGCTCACGCATTGCCTCAAGCACGATCTCTCTGCCCTCTGGAGCAAAACGAGTCGATACATAAGGAGCCTTCGTTTCTACCGACATAAATTCCAATATCTCACCGCTTAGGGTGCTAAATATCTTACTGTCAGGCGTCATTGCTAGGGTTTCCGTGAATCTTTTTCTAAAAGAATCACGTACCTTTGGCTCTATTTCAGTTGAGAAGTTCTCCTCTACCCAATGCAAGAACGCAGTTTCATTATTAATAACGAAAGCTACGTCTCGGCTTACAAGGGTGATTTTCGCTACCTCTTGATTGTCGATGACTGCTTTTGTCATATCAGCGCCTACTTCCGTCAGCTCATCCTTTGCGAGTTCGCGCAGGTAATTTGTTGCTTCCGATACGGCGTCTTTGATGACCGTTAACGCTGCTAACTCAGCAGCGATTTCTTTTAAGTTCATTTTAAATCAACTATTTCTCATCGATGGATGTTTGCGTCCTGCTACGCGGCCACGAACGAATCCCTGTTGATGGCCGTAATAATGTCCGACGTAATAACCACAGGTAAAAATAGTTACGCCGATGATCCATATAAACAGATCCGTGTATTGCTGTATGAACTCAATCATTGCTGTCCCTTTGCCTGAAGGGTTAGGAGCTTTCAGGCTTCATAAGGTTACGCCTGAGTCCAGACAGAAAGCGCCTGCGCCACGCCAACCTCAAGGGTTACTTTAGGCTCAAAGCCTAAGCTGCGTAGGAAGGCAGGGTTTCCTACCCTGTAATTGACCCCTTTAGGCGCACCCTCGTTGACCTCAATCCTGGGCTTGTAGCCCCCACCCCTAGCCTTAATGACCAGGGTTGCTAGTTCGGCAAAGGCCGTGGCCCTACCTGTGGCCAGGTTTGCCGTGATGGATAGGCGGTCCTGGGCCATTGCCAGGCTTATAGCAACGATGTCGCTTATATGAATCCAATCGCGCACGGTCAGGGTCGACCCCCAGATTGTAAAAGGGTCCTCTCGGCGTACGGCTCTGTCGATGAAAGCCCTGAATGGGTAGCTAGGGTCCTGCTCTGCACCGTACCCACTGAATGGTCGCAAGACCGTGACCGTTAGACCCTCTTGACGTAAATGCTCGCAAAGCATCTCACCTGTCAGCTTTGCCCAACCGTAAGTCATATCAGGTAAACGAATATCTTTTAAATTGATGTCATTCTCTGTCAGCCTTCGTTTGTAGGCTCCTGTTTGTAGCTCTATTGGATACGCGGCGCTGCTTGAGAAGTACAGAATATGACCTGGAACTGTACGCATTGCCCACGAAGCCATCTCAGCATCAATAGCTAAATCGACGGCCAAAGCCAGTGGATTGCCTTCTATCATTTGGCGACCACCTACAACCGCTGCCAGATGTATTACTAGATCATAGTGCGTATCATTTTCTCGAAAGAAGTCCCTGGCATCATTTCCATCTTTTATATCTACCAGAGTTAAAGTGTGGCTTTCTAATGCGCGCACAAAATGTTGTCCTACAAAACCTCGATACCCTGTAATTAAGATTTTCATAACAAGGCCAAAACAAGTTCTTTATAAGTGTCGCTTGCTATAAATGCCTCAAATATTTTTCTGTCGTGTTCGTAATATTCAGGCGCGTTGACCCTTGCGTAATGCTCATCCATCGTTGCTTTGGCAGCCACAGGATGTAGATGCTCGATTACGATGTCGTGCGAGTAGTAAAGGCCGTTTATATCCCTACCAAGCTGCAACCAGAAATTGTCCAGGTATAAATGCTTGGCCCCAGGCTGCACCATTCCACGGAGCTTTTCTACTATGCCTCGCGTCATTAAACAGGCCGTGGGCAGGTTGCCTTGTTGCAGTAAATCATTGCCGTACGCGATGCCTTGTTTTGTCCCTGGAATTGTTAGCTTTAATAAATAATCCCAATACTTAGTGCGTGGCAAATGATCGTCGCCCATAAATCCGAAGTACTGATAGCGGTCGTATTTCTCATCATTTAATAAAATCATTGCTGCCATATTTAAAGGCTGCGCCATTCCACCAGAGGTGTGCAGGTTTGTAATGATGGCTATGTCAGGTATTTGTTCATAATCGCGCATACGCGGATCATCTATATCGCAGACGAAGAATAAATCTGATTGAGCGTCAGTATCTTTCCAAGCTTTAAGAAGCCTTGACGCGTTTTCTGGTCGTCCTCTTGTTGGTACAATGTAAACACTTTTCATTTTGTCCCTCTTTATCGTGTTCTTTTAAATGTTGGAATAACATCTTTCTTAATTCTCTTAAATCTGTTAGCACCTCCTCAGCAAAACCGTTTGAAACTGGACGGCTGTTTTTTTCAGCACGCGCAGCAAATATAGCAGCCACCCCAGATATCGTGGCAGCTGCTATAACGCCCAACTGTATGAAAAGACTATCCACGTCCCAATTGATCCTTAGGATTTACATAACGCAATAGTGGTGGAAGCACTGCTGCTAGAGCTGCGCTTGTTAAACCCTTAATTGTTACATCACCAGTGGCGAGGTAATAAGCAATGGCGGCGCTAAGTGCTGCGCGGCCCCAAGAAGCCGCCACCTGCTGCGCCGTCTTGATTTGCTTCTTCTGTTTTGCGGTTGTCATCAGTTTTCTCCAAACCTAATGCAGAAATCAATGTAGCTACTTGTGCGGAGTTTAATGCTATCTCAAAGTGCATTTCATCCTTGCGATATCTGTAGTCGCCGCCCCACTTTAAACCATACTTACGACAGAGCCTTCGTATGGTTTTGTCTTGCTCTTTGTTAAAGGTATCAACGGCCCCTAGTGGATGCTTTGTAGCGTTTAGATCAATGGCCGTGCCACTAGCGTGATTGGAAATGACGGTCTGGGTTCCACGAATTTTGCGATAGCAATAGCCCCAGTCGTCTAACTGACCCTCATCTAAAGGTTCAACTAGGCGGTGGAAGTCGGCGGCGAATGCTATAAGCAACGGCGCTACAGGCTCGGCAATGCGAAGTTTTAAATCAGTGCCTGGAACGCGCTTGCGGATAATAACAATCGCTTCAGGATCGGCTGAGGCTGGCCAGCCGTTTGCGCTCTTTTCCATACAAGCATATTACTTCCTCAAGAAAGTTCTGTCATACTCTTGAGGAATTGTGCTACTCAGCTAAAAGTTTAGCCTCAACCCAGCTAAGGGTTGCTTCATCCCAATACCATCTGCCTTGTGTGGGCATTGGTGTCGGCGCTTGCCAGTTATGGTCAGCATCTAGCGACCAAGATGGAAAAGGCTGTGGCGTTATGAATACATCTGCCACAGGATCATAACTATAACCAATACCTGCATATTGCTTGCGGATATTGTTATTGTATGAAGTCTGTATCCAAGTGCCACCTAGATTATCTATTAGCCATTGATAACCTTCATCGCCAGCAGGGTCATTGTTATCGCCAACTAAAACTCTAATTACTTTATTATCGTTATCTATTTCTGCCCAATGCGCCATTTTTACACCGCCGTTTTCAAGTAACGAACAATAATTACACCTGAACCGCCTGCTGCTCCAGTTGCATTGTTATTACCGCCAGCGCCACCGCCTGTGTTGGCTGTTCCAGCGTTAGGGCTTGATAATGCAACACCTGCACCACCGCCACCATTGCCGCCAGCGCCAGGTCCTGTGTCTGCACCACCACCACCACCACCTGCATACCAGTATGTGCCGCTTACATTTTGGCCTGTGCTAGTTGCTGAACCAAAACTTGAATAAGTTGAAATTCCATTACCACCTGCGCCGCCGCCAGGGTTACTTGTTACTCCTGCTCCGCCAGCAACTGTTGCGCCACCACCACCGCCTGCACCATAAGCACCTGATGCTGCGCCAGCGTTTCCACCAACATTTCCCTGGCCAACTGTCCTAGCGCCACCTGTACCATTTGCCCAAGTTCCCCCACCGCCAGAACCGCCAGAAGAGCCAGAGCCAGCAGAAGGACCAGCGCCACCACCACCGCCAACGGCTGCAGTTAAATTGAGCGAACCGCCTGTAACATTTGAATTATTGCCGTTTACACCATTTGATACATTGTGTGTTCCTGCTGCGCCGCCTGCTCCAACAGTTACTGTGTAGTTAATTCCACTAGCCAATGACACATCTGTGTTGTAAACATAGCCACCTGCGCCGCCGCCTCCGCGTCCTGTACCACCACCGCCTGCGACGACAAAAATATCGGCTGTCAAACTTGCGTTAGATATATCTAAATTGCCATTGGCTGTAAAAGTTCGATAAAAAAAAGTCGCATCGGAAGTCAAAGTGCCGCCTGTAACTATTGGTTTTTTGAGTCTAGCCGAAGCAATAATGCCCAATAAACTCATTACGCTATATCTCCAACGACTAAAAACGTATTTGATGCTGTACAAATAATGCTAGCTGCGCTTCGTTGCGCGCGTAGTTTAGGTGCGCTAGAGGTTGCACCTGTGCTAGTTATTGTTACACCTGCGCCTTGCGCTAGTGTTACTTGGCCTGCTCCGATTTGCGCTATGTTTATTACATCACCCGCGCTAAAAACGCTAGGCGGTACAGTTAAAGTAATAGGGCTTGCGTTATTAAGTGTCACTAGCTGATTAAGGTTGCCTGCTACTAAAGTATAAGTAGTGCCTGTTTCTGCATCCAACTCTAGTTTTAACCTAAGTACAGCTGTACCGCTGGTAACGCCGCCTGATAGCCCTGAGTCTGTGCCTGTAGTAATGCCCTCTATATCACCTGTTGCGCCACTTGCTGCCCACGCACTACCTGTGTAATACCATAGACTATTATTATCTTTTGTGTATGCGAACTGTCCCTCTTGCGGTGATGTTATAGCAGCATCTCTAGCAGTTTCACTAGCAAAAACTAAGACGCCTTGCATTAAATAGCCATTTACGTCCGCGGAGGTCAGTACCTCACCTGTCTGAAAATTCTTAAATCCTAAACCTGCAGCCATTTATATCTCCTTAGTAAGCGAGCGAGTCCTCATCCAGTAGGCCATCTACTAGAGAGTCTAGCACGAACCCACTTGCGAACGGTTGCGCGGTTGTGAACGTAGTCTGAAATGAATTAGGGGTTATGTCGTAGGCCACGCCAGTGATTACCGTGTCACTTGTGACCGTGCCTCCCTGTAATGTTTGTATAACTTCTATGGGATCAAAGACATCCAGGTCTAAAGCAGCAATGACTCGCGCGCTATTTGATCCATCAAAGGCATCCAACGTTAACGCTTCCATTCGTAGGTCCGCCCCTACCTCTTGGCGACTAGCTACAATCATCAGCGCCTGGTTTAATGCATCGGCATCGGTCTGGGCAATTGTGGTTTTGTTACGGCTGTGTTTAAAGTAGATATCAATACTGTCGACGTTGTTTACCGTCTGAGGCGTACCGCCTGTTCTAGTAACCGTGCAGCTGTTGATTAGGCCAAAGTCACTAAGGTCAAAGGACACAGTTTGGTAGTTAATAGTGCCTCCAGCGCCTGTATCGCTGAAGACCGTGGCCGTGGCCCCAGAGGCGGCAATAATGTCGTTTCTACTTAGGAACGTGGCGTATCCCTGCTGGTTCATATAGAAAGCCCCCAGGTCGGTCGATTCGACCGTCTGACAGGCCGCCAGGGCCGTTCTAGTGGCCCCTGTGTCGGCTTGTACGGTCGTCGTGGCCGTGGTGGAAATAGATCTCATTCCCCCAGGCCATTCGGCCTCGTCCAATATGCTGGTTATACGTTCAGCCGTTGTTTGTCCAGCCGTTCCGCCTGTAACGGTACTAATACTAGCTAAATTAAGAAGCTGAAAACCATCGACGCAGTTAAGGTCTACATAGGCAGGATCAAAACCTGTGGGACTTTGGTACTTCCAGGACTGTACATACATAGAACCCAGCGCATATTCCACACCATTATATTTGCCAATGAATCTAATCTTTCGCATCGGTAATATTTTGCCAAACAGAGGACTAGAGGTGTTTGCAGGATTAAATAGTCCTGTTTCATCTACCAAACGAACTGCGGCATTACCTGCGGTAAAACTATCTGAGGTTCGGTTGTACGCGCGCCTGACTGCTGCCCTAAGTACGTATTGGCTTACGTCTACGATTTCAGAAGCGCTAGTACCTAAAACAGACTGGTCTAGCGGTGTAGAAGGATCGTCCAATACGAGGCTAGGGTCAAAGTTTGCACCGTTGCTAAAATCAATGGTGCAGTTAAATACAGCTCCTGTTGTCATTATTCTGCCAGCAGTAGATTGTTACCTGAACGTTGCGTAGCGTAAACGGCATCGGTGACAGCCGCTACTAGGTCGTTCTGAGCAACCACTGATCCTTGTACGTTTACATTTACAACCACTGGCTCGTTTCTGCCTGTATAGAAACCTTGCATTGCGGTGTATCTGTCTGCCGCTAATTGGTTTGTCAAAGTATTTTGAGAAGTGATTTCGTTGGCCATACCTTGATAACGCGCTCCTGATAAATAATTAGTTAATTGATTTTGAGCAGTTATCGTTCTGGCTTGTAATTCGTATCTGCCAGCAGCTAGTCCATTAGCGTCAAGTCCACTGGGTAGACCTGCAAGAAAATCCGCTGTCAGCGTATTTTGATTACTTATAATGTTACTTATAGTTTCAATGATGGCACCAGAGCCAGTGCCTGGAA